GAGTATGTGGCAACCATGACAGTTCAATCTATATCCCAACATTAAGCTATCTACTCTCTGAATGTGAGAAGGTGAGGTCTAGTAAAGAGAGAATAGCAAACAGTAGACAATGACTAGAGATGAGTACGATCTAATTATAGATGCTTTTTCGTTAGGGGTAGACTTAGGTGACAAACGAGAAGAAAACTGGGGGTACTATAAAACTGTCAATCCTGATGATCTATTGAACGAACTTTCATATGCTTATCTAAGCGCAACTGTAGAAGGTCTAGTAGATGTTGGTATGCTTGGATCCAGACCTGAAGATGAAGAGTTAAATTGATGGTAATTGCTTGCACTCTATTGTTTTTTAAGATAGCTTAAGTACTATGGAAGATAAAAAAGGTAAACAAATAACGATAAAGAGAATAGCATCAAACGATGCTGGTACTTTTGGAGTGGTCCTTGATGGAGATACTCCTTTTTGTGTTTCGTGTGAGCTCCCCTGGAAGGACAACCAAAAAAACATTTCATGTATTCCAAGTGGTTACTTTGAAGCTATGAGGGTGCAGTCGCCCAGGTTTGGTAACACTTTCGAGGTCAAGGGCGGAAGCCTGGGAGATAGAACTCATGTGTTATTTCACAAAGGGAACTTTGCACTAAAGGACTCTAAGGGGTGTATTTTACTAGCAGAAGGGTTTGGCCAGGACGATCATGTGGAACGGAGTCGGGTTGCGTTTAACGAATTTATTGAGCGCACAAAAGACTGTGAATATTTTATCTTACGAATTATGGAGGATTACAGCTAATGGAAGCTCTCGCAGGATTAATTGGAAAAGCACCAGATTACCTAATAGCAATATCAGGGATAGTTACATCCTTGACTATACTAACAGCATTGACCCCTACCAAGCTTGATGACAAGTGGCTCGGCAAAGCAACAGGAGCTATAAATTTCTTGTTGAAGATTGCTAATGTTGGGGCTGGGAATGTTGGCCAAAACAAGAACCAGGATGAACATGCAGCAATAGTAAAGGCAAAAGTCAAATGATGACCACGTTGTTGCTTCTGTCACTAATTGGAGCAGGTGCAGCGTGGATGTATTACCAGGGCAAAACGTCAGCACAGGCAGAAGGACTCAAGTCTGATCTCAAAAAAACAATACACGTTAACAAAATGGATAAGGACCACGATGAAGATACTGATGATATCCTTAACTCTCTCTCTCCTCCTAGCGTGCTCCGCAAGCCGCCCAGGGACAGCTAGGTTATACGCACAACCAGCTACACCAGTTTGTGTAAAGGAGCTTTTCAAGAAAAAATTTGCTCCGATACCAGCAGCAATAGTGAAAGGAAAGTCGCTTGGTTTCTTTGACTTTAGACAGTGTAAGGCAAGAGCAATAGGATTAGCCTGGGTTAAGGAAAAGCGGTTACGCCAAAAATATGAGAAACAGATTAGGATTCTCAATGGGAAATGAAACGAAAAACTTTACCCCCGATGCCAGACGGGCGTAGCGAATATCCGCTGCACCTGTACCAGGATCAAGGTTATCCTATAAATAATAGGCTAGACGAACTTATATTCTTTGAATGTAAAACATATAGCAAAGACGGAACACTATTAAAAACAGAAATGAGGCCCCCAATTGACTCTAAAGATTTATCTGGCAAGTTGCGTAGTCTGGATCGCTTGTTCTCTGGCAATGGCTCTACTCATTACGGGAGATGCAAAAAGTGAAGAGCTGCCTAAGATACCTCTTTTCGAGGAGATGCTTGGATGGCAACCTCAAGCGGATAGAACTATGGAGGTTGTATTCCCAGGCATACGTTTCCGTTATTCTATTTTGGACTTTAAGGCCGCACCTGGTTGTCAAGCGGTGGTTGAAATGCCTCTTACCGAAGAGCTAAGATGGGTCACTCAAGCAGGAATGCTTGCGTCCCAGTATTTAACAAGGTCACATCCAATGGCTTTTAAAAGAGATGGTGATGCTATTTGGCATTGGATGAATATTAAAACTTACAAGGAGAATTAATTATGCCCGAAGGTGGATTGCCGTACCCAGGTGGGATAGGACGACCAAAACCAAAAAAACGAAAGGTAAAGAAACCTGTTAAAAAACCTGCAAAAAAACCAAAAATGAGATAGCAAAGGAGTGAAATGGGGAACGCTACACAGTGGCCGTGGCTGGACATCAAAAATAAATGCGTAGAGATGACTGATGAAGAATGGGAAACGCTGGATTACGAATGTCCGTTCTGTGGCGGCAAGTCAAGTATGGAGTTTACACTCAAGGTGTTTGTGGATTTGCCAAACCATGCACTTTACGCGGTTCATTGTGTGGGGTGTTGTTCTGATGGTCCTATTGCCACTAACCGAGAGACAGCAATAGATAGATACAATGGAAACTGGACGGGGAATGAGCTATGAAGAAAAAGCTAACAGTTAAGCAGACTATTTATGTGTTACACACAATGAGATTTTATAGTGCAATTATATCGGAAGGGGTTTTGCCTGGTGGAACTTATAACTATGATCGTGAGGGGAATTGTTATTTCCCTAATTTTGTAAATTATCCCAGTTTAAAAATGTGAAAAATGGGAGAAGTGGAGAGCAAGGCATATGGAGAAACGCAAGAGTTGTTCCAGTGTTCCCAGGCAAAAAAAAGAAAAGAAAGAAAAAGAGCCCAGAGGTAAGGTTCGTAAAAATTGTGAGGGCAGCGATGTTAAAGAATAAAGAAAAGCCAGTAGATTTTAAAGAATACAAGGAGATTTATATTCGATTTTGGTCGAAGAAAAAATCAGTAACACCTGGGGATATTGAGTTCATGGTTAAATTGATTGAAGAAAGGGCAACAAAGACATGAAGAAGAAAACCTTAACAAGCAAGCAGAAGCTTTTTGCACATGAGTATTTGGTTGATAGTAACTGTACCCAGGCAGCGATTAGAGCAGGTTACAGTAAAAAGACAGCCCATAGTCAAGGAAGCAGGTTGTTGAAGCATGTTGATGTTAAGGCAATGATTAGCAAAAAGATGTTGAAGATTGTTGAAAAAACAGAAATGAGTGCAGAAAGAGCCATGTTAGAAGTCAAAGCACTTGCTACGTCTAACATCATGGATGGAATGGAATATGACTCTAGTACTCGTGAATTTTCTTTTAAAGCTCCTGATGAAGTTCCTGCGGAGTTTTGGAAAGCAGCCCAGGAAGTAACAGTGTATCAACTCCCAAATGGTGGGGGTATGGCAACCAAGGTAAAGATGCACCCTAAGCTACAAGCTTTAAAGATGGAATATGACAGGCATAAGCTAATTTCACCAGAAACCATAACTAATAACATAGCTAGTATGCATGTTAATATCCTTGATGTTAACTCTGCTCGGAGACGGGCTGGCAGAAAAGAGATAGAGGACTAGCTGTGGTTGATGTTGGGACTTTCATGGATGGGGATAAAGACCTGGTGTGTGAGAATTGCAAGTATTGGATGCCAGTGTCAGGAATGTTAAAGCGTAGTGGTTTGGTTGTCCGTAAAATGGGTACTTGTTTAAAAGGTATCCATGATTGGGAGTCTGGTGTCGGGACATTATTAGAGGGAGAATTGAGCCCAGGTATTTATACAGGTCCTCATTTTGGTTGTGTTCACTTCGAAGGAGAGAAATAATGGGTTACAATATCTCAAATATTAAGTCCTTTATTAACAAAGACTTTTCTAACCGTTGTCCAACGGTTGTCCAACGGTTGTCCAACGGTTCTATACCTATACCTATACCAATACAAATACTTTATCTTTATATATAATGGTAGACACTAAAAACAAAACAGCAGAGGATCACCTGGTCGAAGATATTGCTTCATTCCATGATGATCCATTAGGATTTGTTCAGTACATTTTCTCTTGGGGAGAAGGGGATCTTGAAGGACATACTGGACCTGATAAGTGGCAAGCAGAACTATTAGATGATGTTGGTAAACATATTCGTGAAGGTGAAGGAAGGAGCTATCAACATGCCTGTGCTTCGGGCCACGGTATAGGTAAGGGCGCATTGACCTCATGGCTTGTTCTGCACCAAATGTGTACCCGTAAGAACCTTAACGGGGTCGTCACAGCTAATACAAAACAGCAATTAGAGACTAAGACCTGGAGAGAGCTGGCACTCTGGCATTCAAGATCGATAGTTAAGCCTTGGTTTGAGTGGACTGCAACTAAGTTCTATCATGTATCATCACCTGAAACTTGGTATGTATCAGCTATCCCCTGGAGCGAAAGAAACTCTGAAGCATTTGCTGGTCAGCATGGCGAGGT